CAGCATCTACCTCAGGTAACTTCGAAGTAGGAGGTACCCTCCAACTATCTGATGGTACTGCATCTAATCCTTCTCTTACCTTCACCGATGACCTAGATACAGGCATATACAGAGTAGGTACCAATACCCTAGGCTTTACCACATCTGGTACAGAAAGACTAAGAATAACCGATACTGGAGCATCTCTATCCCTACCCTTTGAAATTGGATCAGATATCTTCAAAGTATCTGATATCACAGGTAACCTCACTTCTACTGGTATTGCTTCCTTTACTGGTACTGGTTCTAACTCTTTCTCGGGAAGCTTAGATATATCTAAAGGATTAAGAGCAGGAGCTAATGCTGCATTTAACGTAAATGCCAATGCTTCTGCTAATACCTTGGTTGTTACTGGTGGCAACGTCGGCATCGGGACGACGGTGCCAGCCGGTCTACTACATATCGCTGCAAATAGTAGTGATACAACACTATTTAACACCAACGCCGCATCTTTAATTATTCATAACACCAGCAATACCAACAATAATTACTCTATGTTGAATTTCGTTGGAACAGATAGTGCTGGAGTGACGTACGGTGCTGGTGGAATTGCAGCGGTATTTACAGACCATGCAACAACCGCGTGGAAAACCGATCTCGTCTTTTTCAATCGCAACGGAACTACCACAATGCAAAAGCCTATGGTTATCAAAGACTCCGGCAACGTCGGCATCGGTACCACGGCGCCGGGAGCAAAGTTACAAGTAAATGGCACTATCCTTGCCGGTGGAAGCACAACTACTTATGGAAGGTTGGGGCAAAATATTGAATCAAATGTCTCGGCAAATTATGGCGGAGCGGCATTTAATACTTGGAGCACCACTGCCGTTGAAGCTCCTATGTATGAATTTAACCGCAGTAAGTCTGCAACCATTGGTACGTGGGGGGCTGTTAGTACAGGTGATTCTCTCGGCTATATTAATTTCAGAGGTGATGGCGGTAATGGATTTGCTTTTGGTGCCGGAATGTACGCAAAGGTTAATGGGACGGTTACAACTACTATTTTGCCAGCTGATTTGATTTTTAGAAATACTAATGCTGCCGGTGCTATGGTTGAGAATATGGTCATAACAAACGCCGGCAACGTCGGCATCGGAACGACAGTACCTGACGGGAAATTGCATGTTCACACAGCCAGTGCAGGTAGCGTGACAGCTCATGCGAATATTGATGATTTGGTTGTCGAGAACAGTACGCACGGTGGAATAACCATTCTAACACCGAACACATCACAAGGAGCAGTTGCTTTTGGAGACCCAGAAAACAACGCGGTTGGCTATATTGCTTACGGGCATGGCGACAATAACATGTCCTTTGGCGTCAATAATGCTGAGGCAGTTAGAATAATAACTACCGGCAACGTCGGCATCGGTACTACCGTCCCTGTCTCTAAACTAGATATATGGGGTACATCAGGTAATAATTCCATCTTCAATCTAGCTTCTTCTTCTGGTACTTCAGTATTAAGAGTTACTAAAGCAGGCAATGTCGGGATTGGGACGACGGCGCCAGTCAGCACTCTTCAGCTCTCTAGTGCAATCGCACCCAAATTATCGATATCTGATACGGGTCTGGCTCATGGTGTCACCACTTTCGCTCCTACCGATGCGTTCTTCCATGTTGATGAAGGGACAGACGATGCTGGTCGAGCGAGACTTTGGGGTTTCAGTAGCACTGCCGGTAACGGAGGTTTGAGCTTGCACGGGGTATTTGGTAGTACTGATCCCACTGACACCGTAGCTGCGGTTTCGATTTCTGGTGCCAAAAGAAGTGGTACAGGTATTACAGATTTGGGGAGCGCAGAGACGATACTACAAGTAATTAAAGGGAGTAGCGGGGATCCCCTAATGACTGTTCTGGGGAGTGGGTTTGTGGGAATCGGGTCAACGACTCCGTCTGTCAAACTTCATGTCGTCGGAAATGGAACATATTCTGCAGTCTTTATGTCGGGATCGGTAGGTATTGGCACGGTAACTCCTGGAGGGGCGTTGGACATCGTGGCTTCTGATGTTGGTACTAATCGTTTATTTCGGATATGGAATACAGATACGACAAATACTGGCTCGTCCGCTGAAGTGAGGGTTGTTGCCGGGAATTTAGCTAACGGCATGATTGGTTTTGGCGATAGCGCTGCTAATAGAGCCAGAATCATTGCGACCCCAACTGCTGATTTACAATTTCAGACTTCGAGCAATTTAAATACTCAAATGACTATTTTGAGCGGTGGCAATGTCGGTATCTCCGCCACTACCCCCGAACAAAAACTTGAAGTAGGAGGTAACATCTTAGCTTCGGCCTCTGGCAACGTAGATATAATACTCCAAGCTACCAATGCCACCGGTACCGATGGTAAATTCATTATTAGATCAGCGGGCACGTCTGAAAGATTAGATATACTATCCGATACAACAGAAATTAGAATGAGTATTGCATCAAGTGGTTATGTAGGGATTGGCACAACAAATCCCGGGACTTATAAACTCAATGTTAGCGGATCAGGATATTTTGCCACATCTTTAACTACTCCGACAATCAAACTTACAACTGGTGCTACCGATGGTTATTTCTTGCGAAGCGATGCTGATGGCAATGGAACATGGGCTGCCATTGCCGCTTCCCAAGTTTATAAGGGTACTTGGTTGGCTTCTACTAATACGCCAACTCTTGCGAATGGATCTGGGACGGCTGGCTGGTACTACCGTGCAGTAGATGCCGGAACGGTAGATTTTGGTGCTGGTAATATTACCTTTGCAGCCGGTGACGATGTCTCTTACAACGGTAGCATTTGGCAGTTAATTCCTGGACAAGGATATACATTGCAAACCGCAACAGCAAGTGTTTTAGGGGGTATTATGGTTGGAGGTAGTCTTCAAATCAATTCATCAGTTCTTGATATAAATAATGCCGATATGAGCGACATAACCGTATCAGGAACGGGGACTGATGTCGGTAAAATTTGGACAATAGATAATTCAGCCGTAACTTACGCCAAGATTCAAAATATATCAGCTCAATATAAAGTTTTAGGTAGAACAACTGCGGGCGCTGGTGTGATTGAAGAACTTTCCATGACGGGTACGGGGAGCGTAGCTATGTCAAACTCACCGGTATTTATTACACCAACTTTAGGCAATGCAATCGGAACTTCATTGGCATTAGGCGGAGCGACTATAGGAAGTAATGTACTAGCTGTAACTGGATCGACGATTATATCCGGCAACGTCGGTATCGGTACCACCTCACCCTCGGCCAGGCTAGATATAATGGGTGATTTTACCGGTAATACAAATCCTCTTTTTAGGGTAGCCTCTGTATCAGAATTATTTAGGATAAATGAAAGCGGTAACGTCGGCATCGGGACGACGAATCCCACGGCGTTGTTAAGTATTGGAAATACAGAGCAATTCAAGGTATCTTCAACAGGTGCAGTTAATTTAACGAATACACTCTATAGTAGTGCTACCAATGCCATTAAACTGACCGCCGCTGCGCCAATTATATATACTGAGAGTGGAAATTTAACTTTGCAGTCATATAGTAATGACGTAATTATTCAAGCAGGAAGTACTGGAACGGAGCGAGTCAGAATTACAAGCACTGGTAACCTCGGCATCGGGACCACCACACCTACCACCAAGCTTGATGTCTCTGGCTCAGCTTCTGTCTCTGGTGTCTTTGAAGTCCCGACCCTCAAGACCGACAATATCTCTACCTCTACCGGTACCTTAACTATCAATGCTTTTACCTTAGGCGGAGATATTACTGGAGCTAACTACAACCTAATCGGTCTTAATCAATTAACATCAAATATCTCTTCTGTCTCCACTAACTTTGAAGTAGGTAACTATGCATCTATCGGAGGTAACCTTACAGTTAAAGGTAATCAAACCTTAACTGGTACCTTATCTGGAAACTCAACAGGTTCTAACTCTTTCCTAGGATCATTAGATATATCTAAGGGATTAAGAGCATCCAACTTCACCCAAACAGGATCAGGTATCAACTACTTTGCTGGGAATGTTGGGATAGGTGAATCTTCTCCCGAGGCCTTATTCGAAGTTGTCGGTACTGCTTCTATATCCGGAGCTACTACCTTAGGATCTACCTTATCCGTCACAGGTAACACCACCTTAACTGGTACCTTAACCTCTAACTCAACTGCATCTAACTCTTTCCTAGGATCATTAGATATATCCAAAGGATTATCATTCCCAGGCGGTAAGATTACTGCATCAGGCAACGTTGGTATCGGGACGACGAGTCCGGCTGTGAAATTAGAAGCTCTAGGAACAATTCGAGCGACTAGATCGGATAATTCAGCGCGGTATATTGAAATGCTCTACAACGCAAGCGTAGGCCCATCATTAAATGTTGCGGGTTATGATTTATTGAGTTTGCAAACTGCAGGAACGCAACGACTCGGGTTGACTAGTATTGGGGCGACATTTGGAGTTGATATTATACACCCA